TGCCTTTCGGTTGAAGATACCACGCTCACCAGACTTGCTCTCGTACAGTGATACCCACTCGCGCATGAATGTACCCATCTCTGGCTTGCCCTTGTAGGCAACGCTGTTGTTCGCAAGCGCACGTTGCCCTTCGCCTTCCCACCACTGACCTGACTTAGCGTGACGCATCTGGTCATCGTTCAGGTTGGACAGGCTGATGAGTGCGCTACGGCGTACACCACCGACAACAACCACCTCACCAATCTTGCACATTAGATCATGGCATTCAATAGGAAAGAGCCTACGGCCTGATGCTTTCTTGAACATCTCTACAGTAAACTGGAAGAGTTCTTCAAGAGGGGCTGGGCCACTCGCACGACCACCGAAGGTCTTGAGACGTGCGCCAGCAGGACGAACCTCTGACGTGTCCCATTGTGGTACTTGCCCTGCGTACAAAAGCGAGATTAGTTCTCGCAGGGATTTGGCCCAGCCCGGACGTGAGTCGCCAACCTTGATGACAGTATCTGTGTCATTCATGTCTTCGTTGACGACAGGCAGCTTCTCTGTGTGGTGACGTTCTACAGAGAAGCCTACACCAGTGCCGCACATGAGGATATACATCGTCTCGTCAAAGGCACGAGGATTATCCACTGGTACATAGGAGCAGTTGTAGCCGCCGACATGGCATCTATCCAGTGCGGGACCGGCAGTCATCAACGCTCTCATGCTTGGCATGATGTCTTGATTAAGAACAGCTTCCTCTAATTCACCTCTTAATGAATCAGAAAGCTGATAGTTATGCTTAGTGACCAGATGCCCACTAATGTAATCAAAGTATCTTTCAACTGTTTCACTCCATGTTTCTCTTCGTTGTTCATCTTCTTTCCAACGAGCGTATCGGGAAAGAGCAATAAAGTTTTGATAGTCCGTAGGTAGATAGTTGTTCATGCGTCACTCCGTTAGTGTTTTAATATGTCTGATTTCGGCACCGTCCACGTCATAAAAATATTCACGTATGCCGTCCTCAATTTCAATGCCGACATCTTCATCAGCAGGTATTGGATATTCATCCGGGTCTATGTCAATTGTAATGAAGACTTTAACTTTCATCATAGCAGCCTTCTACTTCCTCAATCAGCTTGTCTAGATACCACTGTGCTTTCTTGAGGTCTTCTGTACCATTCTTGTAACGATACCGCCACAGGTACTTCATAATGTTACCCTGTAGGTAATACTCGTAGCCATCACCTGTGGCTGCGCGGATGGCGTCAATACACTCAACGCCAGCCTTGTTGTAATGTGGTGGACTGTTCACCATGTCCAATTCTTTGGCTTTCATTTTCATGTACTCCTCATGCCGCATTATGCGCTGCCTTTAGTCTTGCTTCCAAAACTTAGGTGAATAACATTACCCTCTTCCTGTGTGAAGATCAAACCTTCCTCATCTTCTACCACATCTTCATGGTCGTTGTCAACAACTTCCATAACATATGTGTGGACTAAATTACGTAGAGCGTCATCTTGCTCCATGAGAGGGATGGTAGCACACATCATCTTACAGAAGTGCATAAGCTGTGTATAGCCCTCGTCATTGAGGGGGTTGTCAGCTTGAGATATGATAGAGATGTCAACCTCACCTGTCCACTCTCCGTTTATTTCTGTGGGCCTTATCCGTATTACAAAGTCCCCTTCATCAATTGATTCCATCTCTATCTCCTTTTCACTTTGGTTCCGTTGAACTTGATAAACTTGGGATGCTTGTTCTTCCCTTTTTCTTTTAGCCAATCTTCTGGAATGATGCGGTCATAGTATTTGAAACCATATCTTATGCACCACTCCGCATACGTTGACTTAGCACCCTTACGTAGCTTTCTCCTACTATTCTCGAAAACAAAACGAATGTCAAGCCTTGGATGTTGCCTCTTGATTGCAAGATGCTTTCGCCTATCTGCTGCTGTGAACATACCTTTGGTTTCAATTATTATACCGTTGTACAATACAAAGTCAGGAGTATAGGTGCGGTATGCAAGGTCTTCCCACTCTATCTTTACCTTCTCATAATCGTATGAGACTTTAAGTTCGTCAAGATATATGGATAGCTTATGCTCTAGTCCGCTCCTATACCCATACTTTCGTGCAGCACGAAACGCTTTGTAATTAGGCAAGGCTACCTACATTACGCCACGTGACATAGCGACTGTTGTATCCCAGCGCCTTCATCTCCTCGCGGATCATGGCTTCAGCCTCGTTACGTGCCTCAATAGCTGCACGAAGTCCAGCAGTTTTGCGTTCACGATATTCCTTACGCAAGTCGCTAAGTTTCTGTTCAGTAATCTTGATCTCTTCTGCGAGAGACTCAACATCATAGTCATCCATTCATATACTCCTCTGCTAGTGATACATATGCAACCGTCTTTGGTTGCTTTGCCTGTGATACCACAGACGGACGTTCATCCAATCCGGGCCAGCAGGCAAAACGATAGCGACAGAAACCACATTCTGTGGACAAGATTGTATTGCCCGTTTCTTTGCCCCGGAACTTTTCGGGTACAGCATCGAAGCAACGCTCAAACCTGTTCTCTTCCAGCGCATCTGCCGTCTGTTGAATATAGCCTACTTCTTTCTCAATGTCAAGCCCTGTAGCTGGCACGTATTTGAACTGGCCGTTGGTTTTGTTCACTACCCACCATCCACCTGCTTTCTTCTCCGCAGCTTTAGCATATCCAGCAAGCTGTGCTACATACCCAAAAGCATCACCCTGTCTAAGAGTGTCGAAGGATTCAAACTTGTTATTATACGACCAATTAGACGCTGACTTGACATCATCAACAGCACCATCAATAACAATATCGTAGGTACCAGAGATGGATGTACCATCATCCAGATTGAGCGTAACCTTTGCATCCTCTTCATACTGTACTCCTGCTTCTGTCAGTAGTCCCTTGAAGACAGCTTCAACGATGTCTCCAATCATCATGTTCATTACAAATGTTGTTGGCAGGGGTAACGCTTTCTCTGGCTCGTTCTTGTCGAACCAAAGCTGACAAGTTGGCCTACCCACGTTGGACATACGTAGACCAAACTCGTCGCGCTTGTTGCCCCCACCAAACTGACGCGCAACAGCACTCATAACATTCAGACCAATCTGTCGAATTGTTTCTGAAGACATGGTGGACTTGCCATTGGCGGCATTCTCCATGTACTGATGCAGTGCCAGTTCAGCGGGGTGTTTCATTACGCTACCTCTTCGTTGTCGATATCAATCATATCGGACAAGCTATCAGTGATAGCGATGTCATCATCGTCGTCATGCTCCGTTGCTTTCTCAGCGTAGGCATTGATGATGTACTCGTTGTAGTTCTGCACCCATGCCATGAAGTCAGTGAACAGTGTCTGATCCGACTGCTCAATGTCCACGATGTTGGTCAGGTTGACCGTGGTCACAGGCAGGAAGAAGCTGTTACCATTTGGCAGCTTACGCTCTTCTGTAGCAGCTTCCACGATGTGCTGGATAGGCAGACGCTTCTGCTTGGCAAAGGTAGAGAATACCTCACCCCAGCCCTTAAATGCGTCACGGTTGTCTACTTCCCAGATAAATGGGACAGTATCCAAGTCAACAGCATTGCCCTGATCGTCCGTAGGGTTGACCAGTTCAACGGTGCCAAAGAGTACGCGCACCCGCTTGATCTGCTTAATCAAGTCCTGCGTCTTCTCAGGCAGGGACTTGAAGTCTTGGATGTATCCAGCCGGTTTGCCACAGTTGAACCCACCATCATTGTCCTTGAGGTCAATGTTCAGGTTGTCAGCCATGACGGTCTTGACGTAGCGGTTAGGTGCGTTACCCGACCCCATCACGAAACGCTTGTACATAAAGCGTTGCATGTACGGACGGATACGTGCAGCCGAAGCGTAGTAGGTGGGGCCATCAGGAATCTCCAGCTTGTACTGGCCACCCTCGACAACCTCGACATTCACCTTCTTGCCCTTCACTTCGGCCAACCCCATGATGGGGGTGTGATGGATACGCAGACGAGCGAGAGTGCTAGACTTCTTGCTACCACTCGTACCCTCGTTGGCGATACCCATAGCTTTTGCCATAGCAGCATAGTTGTTGGTATCAATCGTAGTGATCTCGTTCATATATTTTATACTCCTTCTTTCGAGTTAGAACCCATAGTTATATCACGACACGTCTTTCGTGTCAAGCCAGTTGGGGCCAATTTTTGCCTCTAGTTCTAATGGAACATTGAACACCAACCCCCAACGTATAGCGATCAAGTCAGGCAGCACCCTGTTAGTCTCCTGAATTACTTCGATAACTCTCTGTTCTTCATCAGGATGAACGTCAACTACGATGCTATCGTGTACAGTATTTACCACACAAGAGTGCATACTGTCAAGTAGTTTTTCTATGTGCAGCAGGGCAATCGGTACAATATCTGCCGTTGCAAAGGACTGCACAGGATAGTTTTTGATTTGTGTAAAATGAGACACACGCCCACTTGCCTTGCGGACTACATCAGGGAAAGCAAACTGCCTACCTGACGGGGTGGTAATGCACCCTGTGTTTATAGCTTCTTTAGCCAATCGGGTGTGCCATACCCCGATCCCTTTGTATTTCTCCGTGAAGTGTGTGTAATACTCTGCTTCCGCTGGAGTTCTCCCAAAGCCCGTTGCTCCATAAAGCGGCGCGAACGTATGCGCCTTTGCTTCTTGGCGACTTGTCGGTTGACCAGCATCAGTAATAACCTTACTGGTATATGCATGTACATCAAATCCCGTAGATACCTCATCTATTGCTACTCCATCTTGTGATAGGAAAGCTGCTGCACGAAACTCTAGCTGTGCAAAGTCAGCCTCCATAATCTTGCCACCTTCCCACCGGGACACGAATACCTTCTTGACAGGGAAGGTACCGCCACGTGGCATGTTCTGCATGTTAGGCTCTGCACCAGACAGCCGTCCTGTTGCAGTGCGATGTTGTAGCAAGCGGACATGCAGCTTACCATCTTGCTTGGTAAACATATTGATACCCTCAACAAACGAGGACAGATATGTATCAACAGCAGACAAGCGTCGGACTTTTGACAGGAAGTCTACAGCGTCTGTCATTCCCTTGACACGTGCTGCTTTCTCCAGCGTCTCAAGGTTTAGCTTGCTTGTACTGAAGCCATTGGCACTAGCCCACTTAGCTGACGGCGGCTTGAACTTCAGCCCAGCCACGGCATTGGATGGTGATAGAAGATAGCCAGCAGTATCACAAGTAGGGCAGCGATTAGGTTTCGCAAACGGCTCTCCATTCTTCTTTACCTTTCGTATGTAGCCTGTGCCATTACAGGTCTTGCATTGTGTTGCTCTGGTCTTGGCCAGCTTGGTGGTGTGGGCATTGACCAGCCTACGGAAGTCATCATCAGGCATGTATGGGTCAATCTGCGTGGCCCAGAACTGCTTGTCGTTTACCTTGCGGCTGTAGATCACCCAAGACAATTGCTCTGGGCTGTTGAGGTTGATAGGTGTATCACCCATCAGCCTGCGCACATGAGCCTGTAGGTCATCGGTAAGCTGCTTACGCTCCTGCTCAAACTCTGCGCGCACCT